AACGCCAGCAATATTCAAAGGAGAAGGATGGGCAGGGAAGAAGTAAGCAGACCCCATTCTATTAGATATATCCGTCAACTAATGGAATGGGGATTTGATAAGGAATTTATTGCCCGGGATTGCGGTATAAATCTGGCATCACTTGAGACCAGATTAAGAAGAGCAGAGGAAAGGGAGCGCAATGGGAATCAAAGAACTGAGCCTAGAACTGGCAGCAGTGAGTCTGATAGCTGATGAGGCTAAGAAGGCTAAAGATAGGCTGAGAGCAGCGCTGCAAGCCGAAATGGACGCTATTGGGGCAGACAGGGTCAAAGCCGAATATGGTGATGATGTGATTGCCTATGTCACTACTAGCAAGCCTAAATTCAAATGGACAGTAAAGAACGAACGCAAATTCGTTGAATGGGTAATTAGCAATATACCCAGCGAAATAGTGCAGACAGTTAGGGAATCATCTCGCGACGCGATACTAGATAAATTTCATTACATAAATGG